ATACTCAAGTATTACATGCTCCAGAATGATTCTGAACTGGGTGAGCAGAAGTTGGGGGTGTTGACATCCTCTTGGTATTCTTGCCCTGTCATGAGATTGGTACGTGTGACCATCCGGGGTTTATAGTGTTTGGTGTCCACAATGCTAAGGTCAGCAACACTGTAGCCTGCTTTGCGGCACAGGCGTGTTCTGGTGGCACGAGCGGAACCAAAAGTTTTGTATGCACGGGTTGTGTTGGGACCATCTGACACAATAAGTCCAGTACCTCTAGAAACAATGTAAAACATCTTTGGCTCCTTTTTACTACAATAACTCTATTATATACAAAACGGAATTTTTGGTCAACCAAAATATGATCACTGCAATCACCAGCAATTCTGCTACCGTAAACTTAGTACGATAGTATGCGTGTAATACTTTGTGTTTAAATTGGTTTACCCGATTCATGCTGTATTGTAGCACAGGGGTGATTTTTGGTCAAGTACTACTGAAGTATTACACCAGTGCCCGGGCTTCAGCGGGTGTGTACTCACTGCTACTCAGCATGGCCTGCGGCGGCACTGCATTGGGCTGTTGGGGCACATCATTGTCTGATTTTAAGCCAATGGCATTGATACCAGCAGTGTTGCGACCTTCACGTAGCGCACCCACCATGGCTTGACCATACTGATTGGCAGTGTTGGCAATGCTTTCTAAAAACTGTGCTGCCATACCTGTTTGTGTTTCTTTGCCGTAGCCGGCTAGAGCAGGAATAAATGCAGTGATGGGCAACTGGGCGCCAGCCGTGAGTGTGCTGTAGTTGATACTGGCCTTGGTTTGAAATGTGCTTTCATTGGCACTGTGCTTGACCATCTCAGTCCAGGCAGTGTTCAATGTTGTGGTTGCTGTGCCCATGGCAACAATGGCTGTACCAATGGCTGCATTTGCGGCAGTGATCAATGCTGCCAAGGCTGCATCATATGTGGCATATACCCCTGCGGCTGGTCCTGAAGGTATTGTAATTGTGGGCGGTGTGCCATATGCTGATGTCACAACACTTTTCATTTGTGAGTATATGGTATTGAGTGCAGTAAGGGTGCCAACAGTGAGTTGTGCGGATATGGTTGACGTAACTGTAGTCAAATCGTCATTGTAAGGAATACCGGCTGCTGATCCAAAAAAATCTGTGGTTAAAAATGTGCCGTTGGGTCCTGACCCCAACGCTAAGTTTGTGGCATAATATGTGGCCACCGCAGCAGGCACAGGTGTAGTAGTGCTGGCCACCAAATCTAAACCTTTTAGTGTGCCTAATTTTTTTGAATATGCCGCTGTTTCGGCTGCTGTTTGTGCTAGTGTGGTCATTGTAGTATTGCTGCCAGTTGTTGTGTAGTTATACCTGTAATGCCTTTGATTTGTTGGAATGCAATTTGCAATGCACGACTGGCAGCGGCGTCGGCTGGAGGAATAATTTTAGCCAACTCATCACATCCTGTGGGAGTGATAGAACCTGAATTTAGTATGGGTGTTATAGCAGAATTTACTGTGCCGGTTGTATCATATATCAACACAGGACCATTGGGTGTAGGCAATGTCAAACTGCTGAAACTAGCAGGGAATAATTTCACAGGATTCAACAAGTCTGCCATGGTTTCAATATTGGGAGAAGCACAATCCAATATATCTAACACATCTTGTAAACATGTTCCTGTTACATTGACCAGTGCAGGGTATGCACGTTTTTGCAGTGTGTTGAATTGATTTTGTGTGAGTCCGTTTTGATTGTACAAACTTTGTACATTGTTGTTTACTAAATCTGAAATATTTTGATCAGTTAGCCCTTGAGTTTTTAATGCGGCAGTCACACAGGGTGTTGATCCATTTAGTATATTGCCACATTCGGCGATGTTTTGCAACAATCCTGCAGGAGTACCAATCATGTCTGGTCTAGAGAATTTAATTGCACATCCAATGTTGGCCAAGTCTGCACCAAATGCAGGAAATGCCAAGTTAACTTGTGCTATGTCTCCAGTGATCAAATTGTTCATGTTGGAAAATGTGGGCCCAAGGTAGTCGTTGCTGTTGGCATTTACTGCACTGTTGATAACATTATTGGTCAAACTAATGTAACCTTGTGCGGCACCAAATGCTTGTGCAAATTTTCCAAAGTCACCACCACCTAGTTGGGTGCTGGCTGCTGTGGAAATGCTGTTGGCATACCCAGTATTGCCAATGGTCCATGACACATTGCTGGGCACACTGTCTCCCAAAGCAGGACAATAGTTGCCTGCGACGTTGGCGCCCAGTGTTTTGAGATTGGCCAGTGTACCTGCACCGATACTGAGTGTGACATTGCTGGCTGCCGCATTGATGGTGTACAACAAATTGGCTATGGGTGCCAAGGCATTGTAACTAGCAACACTGTTGGACAATTGTGTGTTGGCTGTGATGGCATTGCCAGAATAAAATCCCACACCTGCTGTGAGTTGTAAGGGAGTTGCTGTTGACTCTGCCATTATCCTGCTCTCACTGTGCTAGAACCTGCCACACGACTGTGTCCACAAGTGTCTGCATCACCATCACGTATCACAGGACGCCCGCCGGCACGTACAGATCCTGATCCGCCTGAGGTCACTGCTGAACAATGTATACCGCAACCAGGTTGACCACAGCAAGGATGTGGTGTTACAGAGATACCAGGTACAACAATAGGGCGGCCATTTACTCGTACAGAAGCCACACCCGAAGTGTTGATGCCTCCTGAGCCATTTGGATCACCTTGTCGTTGTACTGCTGGCATGTTATCCCATTAAGATTTTACTGCGCACAGGTTTGATACCTGTTGTGGCTTCCAAATAACTGTCCCCGACGTCTTCACGCACAGGGGCAATCATGGCCACGCTATTTCTATTTACCGTGACTTCTTGCTCAGGATCTGCTGTAAACAATGAATTCATCAACTGTATACCTTGCTGTCCGGGCACCACTGCCACAGGCTTGCTCAGTGTAAGAGTACTGCTGTCAAATGCTGTGACCTTGGCCACAATCTCTTCACCATAGCCCATGCGCATGGTGTATGTTTTTCCTACTTCAACGCTCATTCTAGTTCCTTTTTAACTATTGCCAACTGATAATTTACCAACCCCAACTTGAGTCTGTGATAAAACATGTTCACAAATGCATCAATGCTTTGTTTGCAACGACCCAGATAGTGCTGGTCATCTTCCCATAGGTAGTCATCAAACAACATCACGCCACCGGGACGCAACAATCCAAAGCACATCACAGCATCTGCCAAGGCATCATCTGCGTTGTGACTGCCGTCCACATAGATAAAATCGTATTGACGTTTATCTACAATAAGTTGCGCTAGTGCAGGGAAACTCATGTTGGCGTGAACTTCCAGTGTTTGCGCAGGTTTCTTGACTTCTGCTGTGTTGGCGCGGAAGATTTGTTCAATGCTACGATCTTCAGGTATTGAATCATAACTGAATGCTGTAACAGGACGGTCAGCAAATGGATCAATACAGGTAATGGTGCCTGTGTCTGACAGCATGTTTTCCAACATCCAGCAGGTACTGCGGCCTTCATGGCTGCCTATTTCTAATATGCTATCAACTGTTTTTTGTTTTTGTAAGTAGTTGGTAATGTAATCAAAATTGACCAGTGCATTGCTGAACCAGTCAGATGTGAATTGTGGCATTACATCAACCTTTGGCGCAGTTCCTGAAATCCACCCACATACTCGTCATCTAAGAATATCTGTGGTACTGATCGTGCAGTGGGCACTGACTCCAACAGTTGTTCACGTGTCCAGTCTTGACTGATATTGCGTACTTCATATTCAATGCCTTTCATTTCCAACAAGCCTTTGGCTTGTTCGCAGAAGGCGCATTGGTCTTTGCTCCATACTATGGCTTTCATTTTGTTTTTCCTTTGGGTTCTATTTTGATAATGCATGGTGAATCAATACGATCCGACATGGCTTTGACACCATCTGCCCAGACGTGCATTTTCACTGACAACCAGTCTAAAAATTGCACTCGCAGACAGCGATTCTTTTCTTCAATGCGTTTAAACTTGCTCATTACATTGCGAATGTTTTGAAAGTCTTCCGACTCTCGTATTGCAGGATTAGGTTTATACATATTTTCCTTTTATAAATTTGGTAATTCGTCGTAGTCTAGTTGATCACTCATGACCCCGATAACATAGTTAGTTGATTCGTTCTCTTGCAGTGCAGTTTGTTTCTTGCTGGTGTCCACATGCTTCATGAACCAAGGGATTGGTGTGCTACGTGGTGCTGGCTCCAAGTACTTGACGCCAATTTCTTTGAGTGCGCCCACTGCTGTGTAGTCCACAAAGTCTTTGAGAATCTGTGCATTGAGTCCAATCACTGGACCTTTCTGGAACAAGTAGTCAGCCCAGGCTTTTTCTTCACGGATCACATCCAGGTACATTTGGTACACTTCGGCTTCACACTCCGCTTTGGCTTGTGCGAATCTTGGATCCTCTTTCACAACTTGATTGATCATCCAAGCAGTCCAATCCTTGTGCAGGATTTCATCTTGTAGGATCAGGCTGATGATGTTACCGTTGCCAATAAAGATACGGTTCTCAACCATGGCCAGGCTTGTTGCAAAACTCACCATGAAGCGGAATGCTTCCAGGGCATAACTTGCGTTCAGTGCCAACCAAATTGCTTTGATATGTTCTTGTTCGATAAC